CCTGCCTTATTCACCGTCAACCACTTTTACCGTGATCCGCTCGAAAATAACCCGGCTGACGTACTCGGCAAATCCGGCCGGGTCTGACCGCCGACGTTCGCGCATACCGTCAGCGGTTTTTTCCGGCACGGCTTTGCAGTATTGATCTTGCTCAAGCTGGCATAGGCGGCAGGTGACGAAATGGCGGTGGAGGCTCAAAGCCACGCATCCAGTTCATAAAACCGGAATGTTGGCCCGTCATATCCTACGTTTACCGATCCGCATCCGCCGTTCCTGTTCTTGCTGACAATGATCTCGGCCTTCCCCATGTTTTCCTGCACAGGGTCTTTGTCGTACTTCTCCTGGCGGTGCACAAACATAATCAAATCGGCATCCTGTGCAAGCTGGCCAGTCTCGCGCAAGTCCCCGTTGTTCGGCTTGCGCTGGTTCTTTTCGACATCCTTCGTCAGTTGGGACAGGACGATGAACGGCGCTTTAAAATCCATCGCCATGCGCTTCAGTTCGCGGCTAATGGTGGCCAGTTCAGAGCTACGGTTAGGGTTTGACTTGTTCGCCTCCATGAGTTGCACATAGTCAGCCATCACCATTCCGATTCCCCCATGTTCACGGGCTATGCGCTTCAGCACTGAGCGCATCTTGGCCGGGGTCATAAGCGATGTGTCACACACCTTCAGCAACGGATTCTGCAAGCGCCCTGCTGCCGTGTAAATCTTGGTCAACTCGTCGCCCTTTGCAGATCCGCGCTTGATGCCGGAATAGTGTGTCTTGCTTTCTGTTGCCACCATGCGCCGCCCAATGTCAATAGCGGGCATCTCCAGGCTGAATATCACCAAAGGAAGTTTTGCGCTTTCCATGGCGTTCTGCATCAGGTTCACGGCAAAGGCGGTTTTGCCCATGCTTGGAGGCCCGGCGACAATGACCATGCTGCACTTTTGCAGGCCGTCCGTCATGTCGTCCAGTGGTGGTATGCCCGTGCTTATGCCGGAGATTCCGGGGTTTTCCATGGCGCGCTCAAAGTCGGCACAAACATCCCGGAACAACTGGACGCCATCAACCAGCGGCACGTCGTCCGACATGCTCCCGGATATTACGGTTGACAGGATGCTTTCGGCCTCAGCAAGCAACTCGTCCAACTTGCGGCCCTGATGGTTTTCAGCCAGTTCTGATATCTGGCTTCCTGCGCTCATCAGCAGGCGGATGACAGACACCTCGCGTATCCGCTTGGCGTACTTCATGGCTGCTGCGGCTGACGCATAAGCGGACGAGGCTATCTTGGTCAGTATGCCGTTCAGTTGCTCGCGCCCCGTTTCCTTCAGGTGTTCCGCAACCGATACAGCATCAAACGGCCTGCGCATGGCGTCAAGGTCTGTAACAGCCTTCCAGATAGTCCGGTGGGACGGGTTGCAAAAGTCCGTCATGCTGACGATTCCCATCAGGTCGGACAGGCAATCCGGGTTTTCCATGGCTGCTGATATTACGTTCTGCTCAAGCGCTGTCGTGTCGAGTGATTGCATTTTATTTTAATCCTGATTGGAGTTTTGCTTTTCTTGCAAGTTCGCGGTCAGCATCTGTTGTTGGTGGCTTGGGGTCTCGCTTGATTTGTTGCAGCGCCATCCACCCCGGCCCCTCGTTTGCCGCTGGCTGCGCTGCTGGTCTTGGCGCTTCGCTGCGCTGCGTCTTGAACCAGCGTATTAACAGGTTTTCCCATTCGCCTTGATTATTCTCCAGCCCCTTGGCTTCGTAGTAGCTCCGGAACGCCGCCAACGTCTCCGGTTTAATCAGGTCTGGATTGACGCCTTGAGGAATCGCCCTGGCCTTCAGTTGGCCAGATGGTTGCCACTCTAACGTCATCAGCATCTTGATTCTGTGCGGCGCTTCAACCTGACTGCTGAACAGCTTTTCGTGGCTCGGCTGGTTCAATGCTGGTTCTTTGTGGGTTAAGTGGTGGTTAGGCGGCACCTCCTGCCGGTCTAGACCGGCACCTCCTGCCGGTACCCCGGCACCTCCTGCCGGGGGTGCGGCGTTTGGCGCAGGGGGTGCATTTGCTGCCGGGGGTGCGCCATTTGCCGGTATGGCCCTGTTTTTGAGGGTCAGTCTGTACAGATTGCTCTTGTTGAACCGGTGCTCAATAGCCACAAAACCCATGCTTTCCAGCTCGGAAATGGCGTCACGAATCGCCCGCTCGCTCAATCCTGTGCGGTCTTTCAGGTCGGCCATTGACGGCCAGCAGGTGTGATTGTCGTCGGATGCCCGGTCAGCCAGCGCAATCAGGACGTACTTTTGCGTCGGCTTCGGCCCCTTGATGCTCCAAACCTCATTCATGATTCTGATCCCCATGTCATTTCCCGGCCTGCTTTGTGCGAACGTCAAGCAGCCATTTTGTGGCAATCGTCGAGGCTTCGCTGTTTTGGTGGCGGTCAGGATGGCAAAGCCGAATGATGCGCATCAGCATGTCATCTGGGATAGTTTCGCTGATTCGGATGTACACAGTTTCAGGCTCGGGCGGAGGCTCTGCGGCCTTCTTCATTTTGATGTAGCAGGGGACGCAGACCGTTTTCCAGCTCTCGTCAGCAACGAATCTATCCCCGCAGTGCTTGCAGTTCTTGATTGGCATTTTGCGCTCAATAAAAAACCCCTAAACCTGGACTGTGGTCGAACTCCCCGTTAGCGCCGAGTGGACAGGCGGGAAACGCTAATGGAGACACAGTTCAGGTTTAGAGGCTCTGATTGCCTGCCCAACTCTATATCGCCGGTAGGGTTTCGACTCCCTGATCCGGCGAGGGTATTTTATCAAAAAAGTGAGCCTTGCGTAATGTTTTCTGCATCGGCAAGGTTCTGCGCTGCAATCTTGAAATACGACTCTTTCAGCTCGGTGCCGATGAACTTGCGTCCCATTTGTAGGGCTACATGGCCTTCGCTGCCGATGCCGGTAAACGGACTGAAAACGACATCACCATCGGCCGTCCAAAGTTGCATGGCGCGTTCGATAACGTCGAGTTGCAGCGGGCAGATATGCCGTTCGTCGTTGCTGTCGCGTGCGTTCTGAAATTGCAAAGTGCGCGTTTGATTGATGTCCATCCATACCGGCGAGGCATAACGCTGCCAAACGAGGATGGACCGCCACTGCTCAAACGGCCACGCCTTGCGGCCTTCCGCCTCGGTCTGCTTCCGGTGCCGGTCGTAGGCTTCGCGGCTGATGTCGAGACTCTCGTCGCCGGACCAACGCTCGAACATGCCCGCGACGGGGTCGGCGTTGTCGCCCGGCTTGCGGAAGCTCACGACGTAGTCAGCGAGCCCCATGCCGCTGATGGTGCTGTCCTTGGTGATCTGCTTGTGAAGCAGGCGGATCGACTTGGTCCTCTGCTGTGCGATGACGGGGTCTTTCCATATGCAGACCTCGGAATGGAATATCCACCCGGCGTCCTCATATGCCCGGACTATCTCTCCCCGAAAATCGCGCATTCCGATGAACCCATGCCGCGTCTTGCTCGTCGGCAACTGCATGCAATGGACCGAGTGAATCCGGCCTGGTCTCGTGACGCGGAAAAGCTCTTGGATCAGAAACGCATAGTGTTCCCAGAATGCCGGTCCATCGTTGTTGCTGATGTCGCGATCGTAGTTCGAGAACTTGTAGAGCCCCTCAAAGGGCGGGGAATGAATGCCGAAGTGAACGCTATCCCCAGGAACGGCGCGGATAAGCTCGCACGCATCTCCCTGGTAGATCGCATATCGGTCGGTCACGACCTGTTCGACGGCGTTGATCATGCTGCCTCTCCTACCCATGCAGGGATTTTCATCGGAATTGTGGGGTTGTAATCCGGCCGGTCGCGGGTCGATCCGCGAACCTCCGCACTCGATAGATCGGCCATATGCATGACCATGGCGGCGGCCATGCGCTCCGCATCGGCTTCCTTGCGGCGGATATTGGCGACCGTGGCGCCTTCCATTTCGGACGCGATGAAATGCACGTTGACCGGCTTGTCCTGCCCGAACCGCCAGAAGCGGCGCACGGCCTGATAGACTTGCTCGAAACTGTCGTTGAGCCCAACGAACCCGGTATCGGCGCAGTGCTGCCAATTCATGCCGAACCCGGCAATTGACGGCTTAGTAATCAGAACGCGGATGCGCCCTTCGGAGAAGTCGACAAGCTTCCGCTCTTTTGCTTCGTCGCTGTCGGCCCCGGAAAGGTTGACCGCGCCAGGGATAGCCCGCACCAGTCCATCTGCCTCGGCATTCAGATTACACCACCATACGAACGGCTTTTCGTTCGGCGTAATGGACGCCGCCAGCGCAATCCGTTCTTCTACACTATCACGGCGCGCGGCGATGCGCTCTTGAAGCGTGCGGGCCTCTATGGGGAAAAGGAGGCCGGTATCCATGCTCGGGGCGTATTCGACTTGAACCGTGTGCGACTGATACCGCAAAGGCGGGAGATCGTACCCCGTATTGTCGTATCCCAAGTCTGACGGCTTCCGCAACATCACTGCCCATGACGCCATCCACTTCCAAAACTCGGTTTCGGCATGGCCTTTCAGGCGCCATTTTTGAGTGTCGCCGCCGTCATGCGTGAAGAACGTCGCGAGCATG